AGAGTTATACCCTTTTCTTTTAATATTTCTTTTATTCTCATATTGCAAAGATAATTATTATATATATAATGTAAACAATACTATTTACTAAATTATGTTAATAACAATAATTTTATTACCATTTTATTTGTTTGTGTAAATAATATTATTTACTTTTGCATTGTGATTAAGAAACAAATATAAAACAATTAAACTATAAGATTATGAGTACTACATTAAAGAACACTATGAGAGAGGTAATGAATCTTGCTTGGCAGTTTGTACGCAAGAATGGTTATACATTATCAGAAGCGTTAAAGTGCGCTTGGGTTAATATCAAGCTAAAAGCAGCCCTTAGCAAGCGAATAGTTAAGTTCTACTTTCAGAAAGTAGACGGCACTCTGAGAGAGGCTTACGGCACTCTTATGAGCGACAGAATACCTGCGACAAAGGGTGAGAAAAAGACAGCAGACACTTGCCAAGTGTACTTTGATTGCGAAAAAGACGAGTGGCGTTGTTTCAAAAAAGCAAACTTAGTTAGAATAGCATAAATCAACATCGGGGTAGGTTCGCCTACCCTACTAAAAGCAAAGACAATGAAGAACTATCATATTACATATAGCTACAAGCATCAGAACAATGTTGTTATCGTTGATTGTGACATTGAAGAAGTACACAAATCAGATATTAAGCGTGGTGATACCATATTGTTAGATAATGGCGATACAAAGACAATCTGCATGAATAACCTAACATGGGATAAATTCTTAGGTCGCTGTATATGTGGTGATAGTTATAATATAGGTCGCAAACTTGTAAAGCGTGTGCATAACCTTAGAGTAGGCACACCAAAGCAATTTGGATATTAAGACAATGAAGACATTAAACCTTATTATTAAGCAGTGTTTCTTTGACGAGATTATCAAAGGCACGAAAAAGCAAGAGTTCAGAGAAGTAAAGCCAACAACTATCAAGCGACTTGTTCAGCTTGACAAAGACGGCTACGAAGTAGAAGATGAGAACGGCAACGCTATCCCTATTCAGTATGATGCCTTACAACTTTATGTAGGCTATGCGAAAAATAGAGCATCAGCACTTGTTGAAGTGAAGTCTGCACATTGTGAGATTATCACAAACGAAAAGGGCGAGCCTATCATATATCAATATGGTACAGATGAGAAAGGTGAGCCACTTGTATGGGTGGTAGAACAAGTAGTGTATAACTTAGGTAAGGTACTTGCCTATAAACCAAAGGGGCAATGAAGAATTTACAAGAATTATCTGCATGGGTAAATGAGATAGTTGATGACGTTTCTAAAACAGAAAAACAACAATCGAAGCGTTGTCGTTTTACTCACAAAAGATAAAAGAAAAAGAAGATAAGAAAGTAATATCTTTGCAAAGTATAACCGCCTTAGTGGTGTTTGGTGGTAGAGAAGATATTTAAAGGGCATAAACTTCGAGGTCTAAACACCACATCAAGACTTCTTAGTTTTTGCCCTTGTTTTATAAACAAAAAAAGGCAGGTGAATAGACCTGCCCAAACGAAATAATGAAAATGAGTACAACAATTCAAAATTTCAGCTACAAAGGTAGTAATATTTCTTTTGCAAACGGTAAAAATGTGATGGTAAATGCAACTGAAATGGCAAAATCTTTTGATAAGCGTCCTGCAAAGTGGTTAGAATTACCATCTACAAAAGAGTTTTTGGCAGCTTTGACCGCTATCCGAAAATCGGACACCGCTCTAATTCAGACAAATAGCGGTGGTATCAATGGCGGTGGCGGCACATGGATGCACGAAGATGTAGCATTAGAGTTTGCACGTTGGCTTAGCCCTGCTTTTGCTATTTGGTGCAATGATAGAATAAAAGAGCTGCTAAAGTATGGCATGACAGCCACACAGCCAACACTTGACGAAATGGTGAACAACCCTGACCTTGTTATCAGAATGGCAACACAACTGAAACAAGAAAGAGAGGAAAAGGCACGGCTTGAAGCTGAGAACAAAAGAATAATAGAAGAAACAGCCCCAGCGGTGACATTTACGCAAGCAGTCAGCGGTTCTGCATCTTCATGCTTGATTGGTGAGCTTGCAAAGCTGATTGACCAAAACGGCTATCCTATGGGCGAAAAGCGACTTTTCAAGTGGTTACGTGAAAATGGGTATCTTGGCACAAAGGGCGAGAGATACAATATACCAAATCAACGCTACATTGAACAAGGTCTATTTGAATTGAAGAAAGGCACTCGTAGCGGTAACAATGGTGTAATGTACACGACAATAACTCCAAAGGTAACTGGTAAAGGTCAGATTTACTTCGTAAACAAATTCAAAGTAGCATAAAAGTTTATCCGAAATTTCCCCTAAAATTGATAATCAAGCAGTTACAAGGTTATTAAGCATAAATGAGCGAAAAAGCCATAGGCGGAAAACCGACCATGCTGAAAATCAATAAATTACAAAACAATTAAGACTATGACCGAGATTAAGACAATAACCCTATGCAAAGAAACGGCAGAGCTGTTCGACTGCAAAAAGAAATTAGATGAGTGCTTTAACACATTGGGCAAAGTTCATGAAACCCTATTAGGATATGATAAAGCCTTTGAAGACTCATTAGATAACGCATACATAGCTATGAATGATGTTATAATGCATCTTCTATCCGAGCAGATAGACACCAATAGCACAGAAAGCAATTACAAAGTAATTTAGCCACATATAAAAGATTTGCCACAACGTTTTTGTTGTGGCTTTTCTGTTTTTATCCCCTACCCTATCTTTTCTTTTTGTCGGTATCTTTGTAGCTATGGTAATATACGACATTCATAACAATAAGATATTCGATGCGACACTGACAGAAGGCGCAGAGCATGAGCAAGAATTAGGCAGAAGTGACCTTATAAGGTTATCATGGCAGAGCGATGTAAAACTCACATTGCCAGCAGGTGCGTATATTATACCTTTTGATGACGGCTTGAAGTATAGGCTACTCAGTCCATACACACCGACAGAGGACGATAAAGGATTTAAGTACACCCCCGAATTTCAGCACCCTTTGATGTGGCTTTCACGTGTGCCATTTCTCTATAACACCACAGATGCGGATAAGAACCCTATTAAGCAACAAGAATGGTCATTTGACGGATTAACAACAAACGCACTTGAATACGCCTGCAAGGCTATCAATGAAGCACTCAATATAACGACAGATAGCGAAAAGTTTACATTCACCCTTTGCGGTAATGTAGATAGTTCCGTATCATTTTCCGTATCATCGAATGATATACTTTCCGTATTATCTTCTATTGCTCAAGGCTGCAAGAATAACGCTTGTGAATGGCATTTATCGTGGAAGCATAAGGCTTTGTATTTCGGTCAGATAAGCATTAACCTTGGCGAGGAAGTTCCGACATTAAAGGTACACGAAAACATACAGAAGGCATCTGTTAGCGATAGCAAGGAGCCGTATTATAACTGTTTCTATCCGCAGGGGTCTACAAAGAATATGTCTACAAAGGCACTTGTGGGTACTGGTAACGTTGCCACGCTTGCACGATTAGGACTTGACAAGTCTGTTTACCCTGACGGATATATCTATGTAGACACAGTAGGGAACGTCATCACAAAGGAAGCATTTGAAGCGTCAGGGGAAATCAAGCAAATGCTTGCACTCTCCTTTGATGATGTTTATCCGCATATCGACTTGTATGTGTATAACGTTCGTAAGCACGTGCGTTATCTCAAGAACTCTCAGACAAACACAATAGAACTTGACAGCAGAGGAAACAAAAAGACATATACTATATGGTATATGCGATTGGCGTTCCCGTCTGTCACTAAGATAGCTGGCAAGACCGTTATCAATATAACTCACGATAAGGACGAAAGCGGAAACATCATTACTCACTATTGGTATGACTATGAGATAGACCGAGCAAAGCAGGTGTTACAAGGGTACACGCTTAAAGGAATGTTCAAGGTTAACACCCACGCTATAGATGGGCAATATGACGTACTCACGCAGGGACTTGTCGGACAGCCTAATGGGCAGGATGGTTTTGAACTCCACTACCACGAAGTAAACAACCCAATCACTCCGAAACCAAACGAGGGCGATAGTGGCGTAGACGTCTTAAAGGGTGATTACGAAATACTCAAGTATCAAAGCGGAGATACCATTATCCCTACCAATGAGAGCGAGGGGCTTTACCCAAGAGGAAATGCCCTCCCTGATTTTACGTGTAATATGGTCGTGCTGTTTAACATCGTAATGGGTGAGCAGGAAACGAAACTTGCACAAGAAGAATTAGCAGCACGAACTATCAACGAGATAAAAAGACGTGCGCAGGATAACAACAACTACTCATTCTCCTCTAATGTGGTAGCTTTCGCAAACAAGAACCCAAAACTATATATCGGTCAGAAAGTCACATTTGACGATGGATTTGGCTATCAATTAAAGACACGTGTCCTTAGACTGGTCACAAAGCTGGATTACCCGATTATTCAGGAGATAACCGTTGGCAATCAAGCCGTCAAGGGTACTATCTCGCAGTTAAAGGAGGATGTCAATAATATCCTATCGGGTAATTTCAGCGGTGGCGGACTTAATGCCACACAGATAAGTGAGCTTATAAAGAATTATGTAGACCCACGCTTCCTAAGAAAGAATATCCCTGATACCGCTCAAGAGGTTATTACATTCTTAAAGGGTATAGGAATCGGTGACGGTGATAAGGGTATTGACGGTAAAGGCAATGCCACATTGCTAAGTGCCATTGCAGAATCACTTAAAAGCGCAGACTTCCACGATGGACTATTGGACGGGGCAGGCTTTGGGATATACAAAGACGAATACGGAAAGTCCATAGCAGAGGTTGACAAACTCAATGTAAGACAGAAAGCAACCTTTTCAGAGTTGGAGTATAGACGACTTGCTTTTACTACGGGCGATGTTGGTTTCACGTCAGCAAGTGCGCATATTAGTGATGTTATTCCGATTGACAATACTGGTGTACCAATCGTAAAGAGTACCATTTACTTCCAATCGGCAAACAAGCAGGTGCTTGTGAACAATGCTTTATTGTCGTATAGCACTGCTCCAAATGGCAAGATTATTACTGCTTATCGTTGCTATTTCCTTGCTGATGATGGCGACAGACGTACAAGCAACGATTGGAGGATTGGCGACCAAGCGATGTGTAAGACTTCAAATCTTGTATCACGCACAGCAGGCGGTTCTGCAAACAGATACTATTGGCGTTTGGTGGTAAACAAGGGAACGGAAACTATTAATGGTAAATTATACCACTTCGTAGACCTTTCGGATGTTCGTGGCACGCTTGAGATTACTATTGACGGAACACAATATACTTGTATAGGCTATGATATAAAGGCTGAGAATGACATCCCAAAGGCTGACGATGATATTATCCAATTAGGAAGTCAGACCGACACCGATAGGCAATACGCTCACATCATCTATGTATCAGAGGGCAAACGTGTGGACTATGCAGGTATCAATAACTACGACCTTGATTCACACATTATTAATGAGTTTAGCCCTAAAGAGATAACAGTGCGTTCAGACCGTTTCAAGATTATATCCGCAGCAGGTACGGGGATAAGCTCATCTTTGGTATGTGACAGAGGAGAATGGGTGAGCGGTACGATAGCAGGACATTACGATAGATTCTCGTATCAAGGCTCTCTGTGGCTTTGTAACGTTGGGATAGGTAACACTACCACCGAAGCACCAACAGAAAGCAGTAGGAAGTGGATAAAGCAGGTGTCACAGAGTGATGTGTATAGTCTGGAAGTAACCATTGAAAGTGGGGCAATACATGATTCACAAGGCAGTGTAGTGTTATTGGCAACATACAGAAAGGGAAATGTTGATATATCAGACACTATCACAAGCACATTATGGTCATGGATACGCATAAGCGGTCAAAGTACGGATGCCGAGTGGAACACATCACATAAGGGCGTAGGTAGAAGAATAACAGTATTAGCATCAGAAGTCGATTCTATGGCTTCATTTGATTGTATAATAGAAGGATAACATATGGGTACAAAAGCAAGAGGGGGTATCACCCTTTATAATGTAAAAAACGGAAAAGATGCAGAGTATCATCGGTTGCGTCCACAGAGCGAGAAAGCTGTTGTGGGGGGTGATAACTCACTGTATATCACACTTTCGTATATCATCGAGCACGTCAATGGTGCGCAAGTGACAACGGAAGCAGGCAGCGCACGAGGATACCATGTCACTGCACGTATGAACAACGGTGTATCTATCGCTATGACAAACGGAGCGGTGAATAGTGGTACTTATAAGTTAACGGACTATTCAAAGGCACAGAACCGCCCCGATTATGTTATCATTGAATTGAGAGATAGTGCTGATAAGGTCGTTGACATTCGTACTGCACAAATAATCATGGAAGCATCTTCTTATGTCGATATAGTAGCTGATTTGCGTACTACGGTATCGCAGCATGGAGATAGCATCTCAACTATCAAGCAGACTGCCAACAGTGTGTCAGCTACTATTACAAGTCTTAAAAATGGTCTTGAAACTGTAGGTATGCACTTGGATGGTGAGAATAGTACCTTTGACATTGTAGCAGACACCTTCAAGGTGGTTACAACTACTGGGAAAGTTCCTTTCTTTACTGATGGTGAAAAGCTTAATGCTTATTTTATTGATGCAAAGGAAATAGTAGCTAAAGGTATCAAGGCGCAGACTATCGATGCGGGAGGAGCTACTTTTAAAAATATCACCGTTACTGGTGATAGTACATTTGAGGGTACACTCAAAGGCACAAGTGGCTCGTTTACTTCGTTAGATTGCCTTGACGGTACTAATAAGGTTGGTGGCATTACATTCGGGACTATGGGAAATAAAGGCTATATGGCTTTTACAGGTGATTTTGGAATGTTGGGCGAAACAACGGGTGATATTCGTAAGCGTTTCCATAATTTTTATGCAACTAACATTTATTGTAACAGTCAGTTCGGGCATAAGTCAAGAGTATGTGCGGTTATAAGGGACGAGGAAATGTTTGTTTATAATGATGGGCATATTGAAAATGGTATTCGTATAATGTTAACTTTTAACCATATAATTATAAATGGTAGACACATTAATTATTATAGAATCCCAATGTATTCTCCTGGCTTCGGGGGTGAATCTGGAGAGATTTTGGATATTGATAATCCAAAGGCTCAAAAGGGTTCGCAAACCTATTTTGATGAACTTCCAGTAGGTGTCCCTATTGATGTTATTATATTCAATGGTACTAAGAATTTCTGTTATGAATTTTTTGGGATGGGATATGGCAAGCAGTGGACGGTTATTAATGGCAATGATAGTCAAGCTGTGTACATTTTTGACCATCGAGAACTTCGTAAGTTTGAAGGTGGGTATGTGTTTGAATATATGTACGTAAATCCACATTGGTTAACTCCTGAGAAGAGTAATGATAATCTTGGTGCAGGCGTATTCTATACGGCTGGTATTGATTTTGACTGGTAAGAACATTATTAATTTAAAATAAAATAATATGAAAAAACTTTTAGATTGTATTTACAGGGTTTTCGAGAAGTTCGCTGCTATTGGTAGCGACAAGTACTTACACCTCATTGCAGGTCTTATCGTAGCATTCGTGCTTGGTAGACTGTTTGCTAACGTTGAAGCGTGGGCGTATCCTGCTATTGTTGGTGTGTTGCTGCTAATGGTGGCAAAAGAGTGTGTTGATTATTACATCCGTAAGGAGCAGTTCGATTGGAAAGATGTCGCTGCTGGCATGGTGGGTGCAGTTGTCGGAGTAATCATCTTTTGGCTATGAACTATTTAGAGCAGTTTAAATACGTAATGTGTAGTGTCATCAGCGGAATGCTGAGTTTATTCTTTCCCATAAGGGACTTTATGTATGCTATGCTTGTAGTCTTCGGAGTCAATTATATCTTCGGATTAGTTGCAGGACTGAAACATGGCGAGGAGTGGAATTTGAAAAAGTCAATGGTGTTCTTCTATCATTGTTGTTTATTCTTCGTAATGTCAGCTTCTATCTTCATTACAGGCTATTTCCTCCACGCTGGAGAAGAGACACTCGGAGTTGTGAAAGCATTATGTGGCGTAGCGATTTGGTTCTACTCAACCAATATTGTTCGTAACTGGAGAATGATGCTCATTGAGGATACTACGATGTGGAAAGTGGCAGGTTTTGTTTATTATGTTCTGACACTGAAAGCAATCGACAAAGTACCGTTCCTCAGCGAATATCTCAAAACGGCTCATGTAAAAGTCGATGACAACAAACCAAAGTTTGAATAACCATTTAACGATAAAGATATGACAGAAGAAGAAAAGAGTGGCATCGTCCACGAGGTGATAGAAACTATCAAAGGGCAGTCGCAAGACATCACAGAACTCCCATTGTCGGATAACATTGAGGATTTCACCACCCTCCCTGCTGTTGGCAAAGACGGCAGGTTAAAAAAGTTCAGAGTTACTGATTTGAGGTCAGAGTTCGCAGGAGGTAGTAATATTGAGCTTGTGCAGGAAATGGGACAGAGCGAAGATAAGGCTATGTCACAGAAAGCAACCACCGCAGCTATTGCCGCAGCCACAACCACCAATGACGGCAAGAACTTGCAGGAGGTATATGATGCCACAAAGTCTTTGACACGTACAGGGCAGCCGTCAGCGACTATCGACATTGCGCAGGAACTTGGCGAAGCTGCTGATAAGCCTATCTCACAGAAGGCAGTCTCAGCTGTTATTGCTGAAATTGAGAAGAAAGCTCGTGATAATGCAGAGGCTATTGCGTCTATGTCTGCAAGCGGCGGTGTGCCTATCACGCAGGAACTTGGCGACAGCGCAAC